ACTGTATGTATGGAGGGGATAAGTTTAACTTCGTTACGCTTGCATGGCAGAACTCTTTCGGGGCTTGGGATTATCAATCTTTTAACCTACTACACCAAAGAAGCACGGGAAGCATAGACCGCAAGACCTTTGAACAAGTGGCGGGCAATTGGGATACCGCAGACTCAGCCCAAGACTTTAACTACCGAGGTGACCAAGGGGGAACGCGGATTTCTAAATTATCGGCTAACCAAGAGATGGTTGCAAATACCGACCTATTTAACGAAGATGAAGTTGATTTATTAGAAACCCTTTACATCTCGCCCAACGTCTTTTTGATTGGGGCGTCTGGGTCTTCGATTACTCCTGTAGTAATTACAGACACCAACTTTGTAAGAAAAACAAACCTAAACGAAAGGGGGCCTTTTACTTATCAAATAAAATTCAAGTACGCAAAAGAACGCCCTACGACTAAAGGGGGTACATTTCAAGGTTATTCATGATTGAGCTTATAGCATACGCACAAAAACCACAAGTCGCAAATGACTCAGTAGGTAAGCAGTTTGTCTTAGATGTGGCAAACCCTGGTTCGATTTCTTTAACCTACCAAGTTGGAAAGGGTGACGAAGTTTTGGGGCGTTTTAGCCCTTTTACCCAGACCTTTCGATTGCCCTTTACAAATGTAAACACGCAATTCTTTGGACATTACTATGATGTTAATATAGACCCCAAAGCGGTCAACAATGCGCAAGTGCCGCAATACAGTATCCACTACAAAGCGTATTGCGAAATACGTGTAGACGGCGTTCCAATTATTCAAGGATCACTTCAATTAAAAAATATACATCTAAAGGCAGAAGAATTTGAAGTGGTGGTGTATGGCTTAGAGGCCGACCTATTCCAAGACATTAAAGACTTAAAATTAATAGACGCGTTTAAGAGTTCGGCGGGAGTGGTAGACATTAATTATGATGTACTAATGACTTCGGCTAATATAAAGTCTTCTTTTGATTTAAACAATGACGTAACCGAAGGGGCTATTGATGCAGGCGTTGTTGTGTTTCCAATTATCGACTACGGACATACAGAGCCTTACAACTTCATTTTCTATAGAAGTGACGGTACAGGATTGGGTGGGTTAGCAACCCCAAACTATCTTCAACCGTGTGAGTTAAAACCGTCCTTTAATGTCAAACACTTATTTGAAAAGATAATAAACAACGCAGGGTATTTTTTAGAGGATACACCTTTTTTAAATAGCACGGCTTTTACTAAGTTGTTTATGACGCTTGGTTCGGATAGGGCAAAAGTAGCTACAAGGGGAATACAAGGCGTACAAGCGGGGCGTACTGATAACGCGGTAATACAAACCTACACAAGTGCGGGAACGGGTGCAAATGACCCCGCATCCGTTGTGCCTTTAAATGTAGATTCTGGGCCTGGATTTGGAACACCCCCCAACCCTTCTTTACTTTACGATGAAGGTGACCACTACAACACAACCACGGCTTCTTTTATAGCCCCAAACGATGGTTTTTTTATTGGGGAAGTGTATGGCAGTTTTGACAGTAGCAATTGTATTACAGACTTCGGTGCAGAAGTTAGAGTTATCGCAAGAGGGGGAAGTATTGGGTCTAATAGTGGTGTTAGTGACGCGTCAGAATGGACTTCCTTGCCAGGCGCAAGCGGAACGGCTACGATATTAACTACAGTTTCCACTACTTGGAGTGGATTTTTAGAAGCGGGGCAAGGTGTCAGGATGTTAGTTCAGGTTAGAGTTTTTGGCAGCGGGGCTATTCTTAAGCTTATGTCTTCGGGAACTTATTTAATAGTGCAAGCGAGCCAAATGAATAACGGTTACGCAAGTATTCCGTACAATATGCCCGACATAAAACAGTCGGATTTCATCAAAGATTTAGCGGAACGATTTAACCTGTGCATCGTAAGCAATGCCGATAACCCTGCGATGCTGAGGATAGAACCTTGGCAAGATTACATTGACGATAAAGCACATAAAGACTGGACGCACAAATTAGACCTATCCCAAAGCCGCACCCTAAAAAGTACGGACACGTTAAAGAAGCAATTGATCCACTTCCACGACGCCGAAGACACCACCAACATTAACACCAAGCAACAGGAACTTCTTGGGCATACATTGGGGGAATTTAGGCAAGAGATAGCAGGGGATTTTGTCGAAGGTACTTTAGAAAATAAAGCCATCTTTGCACCTTTTAACGTCCAAAAGATTCCAAGGATTGACGGCGTAACAAGTGACGCAAGCGACTTTCTTGTGGCGCGGGAGTATTCACCAAATACCGAGGGCCCAGTATCGGACGCATCCCCAAAACTGTTTTATCATAACGGACTCAAAACTTTAGGGGCGCAAAATTCTTTCTTTATTGGTGAAACCGAATCTACATTTTACCCTTTGTGTTTACCGTTTTACAATGCGGGTAATACTATAGCAGTAGATTCCCCGATGCTTCTATGGGATTTTGCCGTACCCCCTTCTTTTTACGGTCCTGTATTTGGAACTACCCCAAGCAACCAAGGCTATTTTGCAAGATACTACCAGCAGTTCTTATTGTCTATCTATGACGATGAAGCGCGGCTTATGGAGTGTAGTATGATGCTAAACCCTACGGATATTTTTAACTTCCGTTTTAATGATGAAATACAAATAGAGAACACCGCGTTCCGTGTTCTTAAAATCTCTAACTATCAGCCTTTCGCAGATGTACCTTGTAAGGTTGAGCTGTTGAAGTTGGTAGAAAAACAACCATCTTTATACTTACCCGACGCAAACCAAGAATGTAACTTAAATGTACAAGGTCTTTCCGCTAACGGTAACGTTATATTCGTAGACCCTACAACGGGAACGACTTCTTCGGGGACAGAAATATGTTGTACCGAAAATCACTACTTTTGGAATGGTGACGATTGTCTTTGGAATACAGGCGGCGGCGGTGGGGGAGGTGGTAAGCCTACAAACAGTGACCCGAATTTAGAATGGGTACAACCTAAAAACTATCTAACGGGTTCGGGTGGTTTTAATAGTATTATGAAGTCGGGTATTGTAGATGCAAACCCCATAATAGGGGAACATTCTATACGAGGCATGAACGTAACAAGCCAAGCCCCATCTGTAAACAAAGAGTTTGTTTTCTATGCTACAACTTACGGAAGTGTTGCAAGGATAGCAACCGAAAACGGTGACGCAAGTCTAAACGGTAGCGGTAGTTTCAATCTACCCGAAGGGTTTATGGCTCGCTTTGTAGTTCGTGCGTTAACGATACAAACAGATTCGGGAACAACGAGTGGGGAATTTGGGGCGCAGTCGTTTAAGGTTTGGACTTTTATTGCCCGAAATGTAGGTGGAACAATTACAACGTCTGGAACGGAACAAACAGATTTTGCGCAAAGCAATGGCACAATAGGAACGCGAACGGTAAACGTAGCTTCTGCAAAAGGGCGTCCAGGTCAAAACACCAATAATGAAATGGGGCTTGCAATAGTGTTGACTGGAACGGCTGACACGGTTATAGCTTGGCATTTGGATTGCTCTGCCACCTTTATAGACTTATCGAGTTATGCGGCTTTCAATTCCGACTTAATCTTATTGGAAAATATGGGATACTTAGAAACCGAAAACGGGGATTTCTTACAACAAAACTAACATGATAAAATACATCGATAACGTAGGCAAAGCGATCCCAAACATTTTAAAGATGGCGCAGACTAAAGAAGTAATCCGCGATACATACGGCCTTGTTTTATATGGTTACTATGAAGACACGGGAATACGTGGGTTTTTTAAGAAAGTTAAACAAGGACTAAAGGCGCGACGCAATGGCTGATAAAATAGAAGTAGGGGTTATAATAAAGGGCGCAGACGCTGCCACTAATCAGATAAACAAAGTAGATAGCTCGACAAAGGCTTTAAGTGGCAATATTAACATGGCTACGTCTTCACTTGACAAGATGACGGGCGGGGCTATTTCCGCATTCAGAGGTATTGCAAGCGGTGTAAAGACAGGTATTGCAGGGATGAAGGGTTTTAAAATTGCGTTAGCTTCAACAGGGATAGGCTTGCTTGTTGTGGCTATGGGTTCGCTTGTGGCGTTTTTTACCAAAACCCAAAGAGGCGCAGAGATGTTAGAAATTGCAACCGCATCTTTAGGGGTAATCTTTGATAAATTAGTTGATGTTGCTTCAAGTATGGGGGAAACCTTAATGGGGGTTTTTACTAACCCGATGGAGGCCATAAAAGGAATCGGAGGTGCTATAGAAACTTTTGTTATGGATAAGGTTAGTAAGTTAATGTCTGGTCTTGGCTTATTAGGTTCTGCGTTTAAGAAACTTTTTGAAAGAGATTTTTCTGGTGCGATGGCTGATGGTGCTGCGGGGGTTTTGAAATTAAACCAGGCTTTAAACCCAATGGTAATAGTTGGGGAGTTAGTAGTGGAAACAGTAACAAATATTGCGGGAGGTGTTAAAGAAATGGTGGGCGAAATTACCGAGGCAGTAAGCGCGGTAGATTTATTGGCAAACCGTTCTATTCAGCTACGCAAAGACCAACGCGACTTGGCTTTAGGATTTGCCGAAGGACGTGCGCAGATAAAAGAGTACAACTTAATCGCAGAGGATGTCACGCAAACTTTAGAAGATAGGTTAGTAGCAGCGCAAAAGGCTATAGATATTGAAAAGACTTTGATGTCTGAACGCCAAAGGTTAGCGCAAGAAGAAGTAGATATTCAAAAAGGTAATATGGCTTTAACTGAATCGACCGAAGCCGATAAACAAAAGCTTGTAGACTTAGAAGTTGCGTTAATAAATATCCGTACCGAATCGGCAGAGATGCAAACGACTTTAGGTAACAAATTAAACATCATAAACGCCCAAGCCGCAGCAGAAAAAGCCGCAGATATGCAAGCCTTTTTAGATGACTTGGACGCACAAGGAAAAGCCGAAGAAGATGCGAAGCTAAAACGTTTAGCAGATTTAAAGATTTTAAGAGATGCGGAAAAAGCAACCGCACAAGCGGTAAGGACGGCAAGGCTTGGGATTGTTTCTGCGGGATTTGACGCCTTGAAGTCTATGGCTAAAACCGAAGAAGGACAGAAAAAATTAGCCATAGCGCAAATCTTAGTTAACCAAGGTATCGCCTTATCTAACGCTATTGCGGGAGCGCAAGCGTCAGCGTTAGGAACTGGACCAGGTGCGGTTTTTACTGCGCCAGGTTTTACGGCTTCTTTGGTCGGAATGGTTCTTAGTTCTTTTGCATCTATTAAGGGGATAATGAATCAGGCGGGCGCAGCGACGTCAGGACTTGAAACTTCGATACCAACTGGAGGCGGCGGTGGTGGCGGTGCGGGCGTACAATTAGCACTAACCCCAACACTTGAATCTTTTGGGGAAGGAACACTACAACTACCCGCCGTGCAAGCCTTTATATTACAAAACGATATTGCAGATGCAGGCGCATTACAAGCGGAACTACAGGCACAATCGTCTCTATAAATAAACAATATAACAAAGGACATTTTTAAAGATATGAGAAAGCAAGTAGAACTTTTAATAGACGAAACCGAAGAACTTACAGGAATCGAAGCGGTTAGCCTTGTGCGCTTTCCTGCCATAGAAACCGATTTCGTTTACCTATCGGCGGTAAAGGATAATAAGATGGCCTTTGCCATGGATGAAGACAAAAGGCTTTTAGTCGGCCCCGCTTTAATCCCGAATAAATTGATCCTTCGACTCGACGAAAACGACCAAGAGTACGACGTGTTCTTCTCTAAAGAAACGGTACGCCACGCGATGGAGTTATTTATGCGCGAAGCAAGAACCAACGAACACACCTTAGAACACAATAGTAAAATCGAAGGCGTGACCGTGGTTGAGTCTTGGGTAATCGAAGATTCTTCAAAAGACAAAAGTGCGCTTTATGGTTTTGACTTACCTGTTGGGAGTTGGATGCTATCCGTAAAAGTCAACAATTCCGACGTATGGGAAAAGGTAAAATCTAAAGAAGTTAGAGGCTTTTCGATTGAAGGTTTTTTCTCGGACAGAATTGTTGAAATGACCAAAGGCAAACTTTGCAAAAACTGCCCCGAAGACGAAGCAATTATTTCAGAGTTAAAATCTATCCTATTGGACGAGGTACAACCCACGGCGTTTTTAAACGGCCAACCGCTATTTAAGAAATCACAAGACGCACAACTTTGGGGTGAAATGTTTTATAACGTTACGGGGTATCGAACTTTACAACTAAACGGGCAGACGTTATTTTCAGCCAAAGAAAGTTTAGAGTCTTACCCATGGGATGAGTGTATTGCAGACCAGATAGCCGAGTACGGTTCTAAGGAAACCGCAGAAAAAATTTGTGGAATGATAAAGCGCAAATACGGTTGAAAATAAACAACCAAGAAAAACTTATATGTTTTAACGAATAATTATCTCAACATGACAACTATAGAAAAAATTCGCGAAGTTATGGGGCTACCCAAAACGAAGCTCTATGCCGAAGGTCGCTTAGACGATGGGCGTGTAATTGTAACGGAAGCCGAATCCTGGGATGTAGGTGTAGAAGTTCGTATTTTAGATGACGGCGGGAACGCGTCTGTCTTGGATGCGGGAACTTACACACTCGAAGACGGTACGGAAGTAGTCGTTAACGAAGATTCCCGACTTGCTTCTTTAGGCAATGATGAAATCGAAGTAGAAGTTGAAATGGAAGTAGAACTTGAAACGATCCCCGAAGCTGAAGAAGAAGGCTACCGCGATGGAATCGATGACGAAAAAGAAGACGTTCGCGAAGATATGGATTACGAGAAAGTTCGTAAAGCATTGAACGAAGGATTCCCCGACCTTGAAGAAAGTGTAGTAGATGCGATTGCAGAAGTAGTAGCAAGTATCTATTCGCCCGAAGTAGAGATAGAAATGGAAGCCGAAGAAACCAAAGAAGATATTTCTCAGGTTTTAGAAGAAGCCTTTGCATCTATCAGTAAAAGACTCGAAGCATTAGAAGACGCACCCGCATCAAAGGGGGTGACTCATTCACCAAATAAACTTTCTGCGCAGCACAAACAGAAAGACCTAATTAACTTAAACGGAGTAGACCGTGCGCTACACATTATACAAAATTCACAAAGATGAATAACTTATCTAAGAAGTACGACTTCGACATTCAGGTAGGAGCTAACACCTACGCGGGTGAGTTGGCCCTGCCATACGTAACCGCCGCGCTTCTTGGTGCGGAAACAATCGCAAAAGGACGATGTAGACTACTGGAAGGAATCGTTGACAAGGCGGTAATTTCTGGTCTATCTACAGGGGATACTTTACAAGCTGCTACTTGTAGCTTTGCAGGCGGCGCAAATGTTACATTAACCGAGCAAGTTCTTGACCAAACAGACTTAGCAGTAATGGAAGAAGTATGTCGTAAGACTATGTTTCCTACATGGGTTGCTGCTAACGGACGTATGCAACGCAACGGCGATTTACCTGTAGACTTTACAGACTTTCTTTTAGGGGCAGTAGCAGAAAGAACTGGTACAAGTGTAGAAAACGCAATTTGGCAGAGTTCAGGCATCTTCGGAGTAGGTTTCCTTTCTAACGATGGAACTATTGACGAAGCAGGTATCGACGCATCGGCTTGTAAAGATTTTATTGAGCATGGCACAGGCGCACCCGCTTGGACAAATGCAAATATTTTAGGTCACATGAGTGGCGTATTTGATGCGGCACAAGCAGTTCCAGGCATACTTCAAAAGCCTGGTTGTGGATTCTATCTTTCTTATGAAGCGTATGCTTTCTACTTGCAAGCTATGGCAGTACAAAACACAGGCCCAGGTTTTAACCAGTCTATGGACGGTGCGACTTACTTAGGCTACCCAGTATACGCTACTGCAGGTATTCCTAACGCGGTTGATGTGATGGTATTTACTTACCCAGACAACTTAGTTGTCGGAGTGAATAGCTACACCCCAGACATTTCTACTTCTTTAATTCCAACTTATCAATACGATGGTTCTGACAATGTTAGAATCTCTATGAGGTTTGCTATAGGAGTTCAGACAGGAGTAGCGGGGGATGGTGTTGTAGGATTCAACTTCACATAGACTGATGCCCTGCCTCATTAGTGCCGCACGGGGTATAGATTGCCGTGATGCCATAGGTGGTTTAAAGGCCATCTTCTTCTGTAGTAGTTACTCCGCCAATATCCTTGCTTCGGCAACGGTAGCGGCAACGGATTACACTATCACAGACGCTGATTTTGTCGACTGGGATATTGCAGGAACGCCAACAAATGCAAAAGTTACTGTTTACAAATACAACCTTGTGACGGATCTATCTTCTTTCAGCGTAGCCGTCGAAGCCGATAAAGCTACGGGGTCTGTAATGTGGAATCAAACTTTAGACGTTGTACTTCATAAAGTAGTAGCCGCAGATTTGTTCCAACTTGGGCTTATTAGTAAGAACCGTGCACAGATATGGGTGCAAGATTCTAACGATAACGTCTTTTTAATGGGAATTTCTGACGGGTGTTACCTTACAGGAGGCGATACTATCTCAACAGGTGCTAACCGTTCAGACATGAATGGGCTAACTCTTAACTTTACGGCCAAAGAGCAAAACCCAATCTACACAATCCCCGCTTCTGCGGGAGTTGGAACTGCGGGTTATCCATTCGACGGTTTAGACGATGAAGCAGGCCTCGAAATTATCGTAGCTGCTTAATCTTTTAAGAGAATAATACGAAACTGGGAGGGTGGCAATGCGCTATCCTCCCTTTTTTATTTAAACAAATCCCTTACCCTTATATTGTACATAGATGTTACAGATTACTTCTAACACAGGCGAAATAAATACAGGCCCCGAGCTTGTACAAAATGGGAGCTTTGACCAACTTGGAACTGACCAAGTACAAAACGGTTCTTTTGCAGAAGTTTCTTCTACGGATGTTATCACAGACGGGGGGTTTAGTGCTACGGGTACGGAACTTGTAACGAATGGAGATTTTGCAACAGATAACAATTGGAATAAAGGCACGGGTTGGAGTATTGCAAATGATAAAGCAATATGCAACGGTAACCAACCAGGCACAACAAATCTAAGTCCAACAGTTGCGCCTACAATTGTTAGTGGTAAAAGTTATTTACTATCTTTAGATGTTACTCTTTCAGCGGGTACATTGTCAGTCTTTGCATTTTCACAAAATGCATTATTATTTGATTCATCAACAGGAACAAAAACTTTAACACTTTACTTTCAAAGAGGGCTTGGAGGCAATTTGTTCATACAAGGAAACGCAGACTTTGTAGGCTCAATCGACAACGTATCAATTAAAGAACTTGGTACGGATTGGACGCAAGGGCTTGGGTGGACTATAGGGGAAAACAAAGCCAATAGCGCACAGGCTTTAGGTACTCAACTTATAACGAATGGAGATTTTAGTGCTGGTACTGAGTTAGCAATAGCCTTACCAAGTTGGACTAAATATGAAACGGGTTCTTCTTATGTTTCTTTTGTTGGAAGCACCGCCACTCTTGATACTGCTTATGCGAATGCCGATGTAGGAATTTATCAATCGGGAATTTTTGCACTTGGAAAGAGCTATAAGATTGTATTAAATATGAGTGCTTCCTCTGCGTTCAATGCTGAAGTAGTTGAAAGTTCAGGAGCATCAACGCAACAAGTTATTGGTGAAGTTTCACTTACTACTTCATTACAGAACTTTACATTTTATTATGTAGGAACGGGAACTTTTGATTTGTTTATACATAGACTTGATACAGGCGCGGGGGGTGCAGGTTCTTCTTCTATTATCAACATTCAATCTGTATCAGTTAAAGAACTTGGTACGGATTGGACTTTAGGAACTGGTTGGAGTATTGGAGAAGATAAAGCGGTATGCGATGGCTCTCAAACAGCTCAAAGCGACTTAAAACAATTAGGAATTGTACCTATAAATAAATCGTACAAAGTCGTTTTTGATATTGTGGTAGATGCTGGTAGTATGATTGTGGCGGTAGGGGGTTCTAATGCACAGCCAACAATTACATCTACCAACACATATACATATTACACTAAAGCTACTACTGGAGATTCGAATTTTTATTTTTCTGCTGGTTCTACATTTGAAGGTTCAGTAACAAACGTATCAGTCCAAGAAATATCTACTTCGTACCTTCAACAAGACGGTGTACTTGTAGCGAATAAGTCTTGGAAGTTTATTTACACAGTTTCAAACTATAGCGCAGGAACGGTAAGTGCTACCGATTTCGGGAAAGTTATAAGCGCGAATGGTCCAGTAGTTGACTTCGTAAACCTTGGGGCAACTTCCGACTTTAGTATTAAAAACATCGACGGCTATTTTGTAGGTTCTGTTACTGCGGTTTCCGCATTTCGTGTAGACCCAAACAACCGTTGGAGTGTCGGAACGGGGTGGGTTATTGGGGATGACGTTGCAATTAAAGGGGTAGGGGTAGGCACTTTATCCCAAGGTGTAAGTGCAATAGCAACTAAATTTTATCGGGTAACTTTTACCGTTGTATCTTTTACTTCCGACCCATCTGCAACAGAACTCAATATAGACTTAGGCGGCGCAGCAGCGCAGCAAGTAACTTCGACAGGTGCAAAAACTTTATACTTCCGCGCAATAAATACGGCAGATTTACGGTTTTATGGTGGTGACTTTAGGGGATCAATTACAAGCGTTGTCGTAGAGCAACTTGACCCGAATAATTACTGGGTTGTTTCAACAGGTGACGGGGCGGGTATTGAATTTAATAAAGCCGTTTTTGCATTAGCATCTATTGGGGCGAATTTTTCACAAAGTACTTTCACCATTGTTAACGGTAGGACATACCGCGCAAGCATAGCTTTATTAACTACGACAACAGGCTTTTTAGAACTGCGCACATCTAAAGCCCTTTTAATAGGTGACCAAATAAACACATCGGGGGTTAAAAGTTTTGATTTTGTCGGGGATGGTAGTACGGGCTTCAATATTAAAACGGCTTCTATAAGTGGAAATAGCCAACAATTTACAGGCGTTTCCATTAAACAATTAGGTTCATACTCTGACCAAAGTATCTACGTGACTGTTAAGGACCGTCAAACTATTGCCTCAGAACGTGTTGTTTATTTAATAGAATTGACTTCTTTAGGATCGTTGAACTCGCTTTACTTTATCCCTTCTTCGGTCGTTGCTTCAAACGGTAGATTTACGAAAATGAATTTCACGGTAGTAAGCACAGACGCAACGCCACAACCTACCCTTGGAATAATTTCTTTTTATGACAGTACTGGGGGAAGGGATACGTACCCGATGGGATTCTACACCTACAAAATATACGAACAAACAAGTTCTACCAATTTAGACCCTACCTTAGCGACTAAACAACTACAGCAGGGAATGGCATATGTACACGATTACCTTGGTAATATGAAGGAGGTAACCCCACCTTTTAACGAGTACACCCCGACACCTATACAATACATCTATCCATAATGAAGAAGGACAATTTTAGCGTAATAAATTACACCGACCAGGAAATTCCTGTTTTTTGTGAAAAGCAAGGGCAGAAGTTTGTAACCTATGGGGCAGACGATTTGTATGGGGATTACTTGCGTGACTTATTTATTACAAGCTCAACAAATGGGGCTATAATTAACGGCGTCGCAGATATGATTTACGGCGGCGGTTTAGATGCTACGGATAAAGACGATTCAGACGGTACAAGGGAACAATGGTTACGTCTTCAAGACCTTCTAAGAAAAAGCGACGAAGACCTTTTACAAAAGGTTGCCTTTGATATTAAACTTTACGGTATGACATACGTAAATGTCATTTGGAACGCGTCACGAACTCGCATTGCACAACTAAAGCACTTACCCGTTCACACGATAAGAAGCGGTATAGCGGATTCTGAGGGGGTAATAAGCGAGTTTTACTATAAATCTGATTGGAGGGATAAGAGAGAGGTGGAAAAGGCTATTAAGGCGTTCTCTAACGAAGACCGTACTACGGCTTCTACGTGTTTTCAGATTAAGAGGTACACACCTTCGTTACATTACTACGCTTTACCCGACTATGCGGGGGGAAATAACTACATCGAACTCGACCAAGAGATAAGCGAATTTCATTTACAGGGAATACGAAGGGGCTTTTTTCCAAGTATGCTTTTATCGTTTAAAAATGGTGTGCCAACGCAACAAGAGCGCAGAGTAATAGAACAAAAGGTAATAGATAAATTTACAGGCGCAGATAACGCAGGGCGTATCTTAATCACTTTTAACGATGGTGATGAAACTGCGCCAGAGTTTACCCCGATAACACAAAACGGGGCTGACGGGATGTACGAATACCTTTCAAAGCTCGTTAGTGAAAAAATAATAACAGCGCATCGTGTAGTTAGCCCGTTAATTTTTGGGGTACGTTCCGAAGGTGGGGGTTTTGGAAACAACGCCGACGAGTTAAGAGATTCTTACAGCCTATTTAACAACACGGTAGTCGCACCGTTTCAAGATATTCTATTAAACGCGTTTAGTAAGTTGTTTGCAATAAATGACATTGAGTTAGATATTTTCTTTATCACGGCAAAACCCGCCGACTTCTTAGACCTTGACGTTATCGATACACTTGACGAGGGCGTGCAACAAAAAGAAGGAATAGAAAGCGAAGACGGTGTGGATAATCCAGAACAAGTAGAAGAAGTAGAAGAAGTTGCGGTTACCGCAGATAATCAGGCGTCTTATAATGGCGCACAGATTACTTCGGCCCTTGACATTATCGTTAAAGTAGGCGAAGGTTTGCTAACGTCAGAACAAGCGATAGTCTTCTTAATTCAGATGCTACAATTCGAACCATCGGTAGCGGAAGCACTTTTTACCGAGGGCAAAGACGCGGTAGTAGAAGTTGAGGCGGCAAGGTTTTCCAAGCTATCAAAAAAAAAACAGTTAAAAGTTGCGGATGCTCTGATTAAGTTAGGTGAAAAAGAAGAAGACATACTTAAAGGCTACGAAATGATAGACAAACGCAAGGTAGAAAAAGACACCGAGTCGGTTATGGATGCGCTTTTTAGTTTTGCTTCGGTCATTCCAAGCACTGGGAACAATGGAAAAGGTGAAAGCGAACAAGATAATGAACTTATAAAAGTACGTTATAGATATGCCCCCGACAGAAACACACACAAACCGCAAAGAGATTTTTGTTCTGACATGATAAACGCGGGTTTAGTTTACACAAAGGAAAATATAATTGCGGGGTTTGGGGCAAATCCTGGCTTTGGAATTGATGGTGCGCCAACATACGACATTTGGTTATACAAGGGCGGCCCAAATTGTTATCATTGGTTTGAGCGAGTTACCTATCTACAAAAGAACAATAAGAAAATAACAGTTACAGAAGCCCGAAGGCTGATTACATCGTTACCCCCAAGCGAACGCGATGCGGTTAGGATTCCAACTAACGACAGAAAAGTGGCAAAGCGTCCGCGCGATATGCCAAACAGGGGATACTATAACTAAAAACTAATACCATGAGCCAAGCACTTTTCGTATCCGCAAATAGATTAAAAAGAGATACCGCCATAGGTGGATCAGTCGATGACGATTTAATTCGTCCGTATGTTTTCATGGCGCAACAGCGTTGGATTTTGCCAGTGTTGGGAACTAAACTTTACGACAAGATTACAACCGACATAGATGCGGGGAATGTATCGGGAAACTACGCAACGCTTTTAAACGATTATATTATACCATCGACAGTTCAATATAGCTTTGTTCAATTAGTGCCTTTTTTACGCCTTAGATTCGTTAACAACGCCGTTGTCGTAATGAACTCCGAACAAAGTTCTGCGGCTACTTACGAAGATTTAAAACCGTTAATGGACCAGGCTTTAGACATGGCAACATTTTACCGTGAAAGGTTAATAGATTACATCCGAAATAACTCGACACTATTCCCTGAATACAACACAAACACGGGTGCGGATTTAAACCCTACTTCAAACAACTACACGCAAGGGATGAATGTAGACTACAATTTTGAAGACGATTTAAAAGTTCGCGCTTTTCTTGCGGGGGCTAACCTGGGTAATTTATGCTAACAAGAAACCGAGGCAAATACAAACCAACTAAGAAAAACGAGTTACGACTAAAAAGATATTTAAATGGCAAACAAAAAAATAACGGAATTATCGGAACTGACAAGCGCAGCATCGGACGATGTCCTTGCGATTGTGGATGTGTCGGGAACTGCGGAAACAAAGAAGATAACCGTAGCTAATTTAACAGGCGGCGGGGGCGGTGGTGATGAATTTTTTACTGTAAATGGTGCTTGTTTTATTGGACAAACAACCGAAAGGGCTATTCCGTTCGGGTCTTCAACATCCGAGTCTGCGGTTTTCACATACACAAATGTTTTTGCAATTCCCAAAAATTGTGTGTTAGTATCTGTCACATCAGCAAGTCAAGTAAGCGGCGGGTCTGTTGCTTTGAAACCTTACAAACCAACTACAGACAATAATTTATCTAATTACACAGAACTTGGAACTGTAACCGTAGCAAATCACACAGCGGCAGGTACTCACACTTTTACATTTGACTCAGATACTTACAATTATATTGTAGGGGATAGGTTCGGACTATCAGTTACACCTTCTTCAACCATGAGTGGCTTCCGTTACACTTGTTTATTTAAAATGAAATGACAGAATACATAATTCCACAGACGATTCAAGACTTTTGTACAGAAGAAGAAATTGAAAACCTACCAAACCACGAACATCTTATGGATGTACTGGGTAGAATTTTACAAAGGTTAGACAGCCTTGAAAAAAAGAAATAATGGAAGGCGGGAAACTTTTAAGTATAAACTTTTTATGGACAGGATGGGCTTACGGAATGATTAGCGAAAACATAACCTTAACCCTTGGAGTAATAGGTGGGATAACTTTAATATGGTTAAACGTTGAAGGAATAATAACGCACCGAAAGAACCGAAAATGAGAGAGATACAAGAAGTGATTTTACATTGCACAGCAACCCCACCCGATAGGGTTTTAACCGTTAAAGAAATAAGGAAGTGGCACGTAAAAGAAAGGGGTTGGTCTGACATAGGATACCATTTCTTAATTCACCAAGATGGCACAATAGAACGCGGTCGGCATATTGGTAAAGTCGGGGCGCATACTTGGGGCAATAATTACGGATCTATCGGCGTGGCATATTCGGGCGGCGTAGTGAAAAAGGTGAAGAAGTCTTTAGACAAAAAAAAACCGAAGTCAAAAACTACTTTAGTTTCTAAGGATACAATGACAAAAAAACAAGAAGATTCCTTTCGTAACCTATTTACGATGTTGCAAGTAATGTTTGGGGAATTAAAGTTAACAGGACACAACGATTATAACCAAGCCAAAGACTGCCCGTCTTTTAAAGTGGGTAATAAATTTGGCGATTTAATTAAATAACATGGATTTTATTACAACAAACTGGGTTGAGCTTTGCCTTGCCCTTATCACTTTCTTCGGAACGTACACGGCACTAACAGAAACAACAAAAGATGACAAGGTATTGGATGTGGTCCGACGAGTCCTTAACGCTGTTATTTTTGGAAGGAATAGATGAAGACGGTTTTAGCACTTTTATCGAAGTTGGACTTGACCGAGATTTTTCGGGATAAAGGACAGTTACGAAAGTGGTCTGCCAAGCGCACCATCGGGGGCGTAATTGTAACTTATGCACTTGCATCAATGGACGGGGAGATAGAATGGGCGGGGGTGGTGCTTTGTGTTGTAGGTATTGTTCCACTCTGCATATCATTCTTTGAAAGACGTACGCCCAAGACTTAAAGGAAAAAAGCTAAAAGCTTTTCAGCATCTCATGAAAAAAGAGAGGCGTTTACTTATTTGCGGGGATTTACATTGCCCATTTGATTTAGATTCGTATTTGCCATTCCTTTTAGAAACCTACGAAAAGTGGAATTGTAACCAAATTATAATGATTGGTGACGCCATAGATAATCATTATTCAAGTTTTCACCCTACCGATCCAGACGGATACGGAGGCGGGCAGGAACTGGATAGAGCGATTGCAAGACTTTCAAGATACCGCGACGCATTCGCAAAAATCTGCGATAAAAAAATTAGTATTTGCATAGGAAATCACGATAGGCTGATAATGCGTAGGGCGTTCGATTCAGATATTCCCGCCAGGTGGATCAAATCATACAATGAAGTTTTAGGTACAGACTGGAATTGGGTCGAATCTATTGTTTATGACGATGTACTTTATGAACATGGAGAGGGAGGCCAGGCAAAAAGTAAAGCGGTTAAAAATTTTATGAGTTCTGTGTGCGGTCACACACATACAGAAGCTTATGTTATTTGGAATATCGGAAAAAAACATAAGACTTTTGGTATGCAAGTTGGTTGTGGCATAGGGGAATCTTATGCGTTTGCATATGCTAAGAACTTTAAAAAATCCGCTATTGGGTGCGGGGTTGTATTAGGAGGCCACACGGCTATTAACGTGCTGATGCCTTTGGGTAAACCTAAACCAAAGAAGGGTACAGTTTTATAACTTTCCTTTTAAAAGTTTCACATTCTTTCATTACCTTTCACGTTTTTTGCAATAGAAAACCCCCCACTTCCAATGAGAAAAAGCGAGGGGTTCCAAAAAGAATAAAAAAACATACAAGGCTAAGGTACAAAAGTATCTTCCATTTTCTGTATTGCTTTAAAGATTTCGTGTGCGACTTGTGGAACTATGGCGTTACCGTAGGCTTTGATTGATTCGTTTCTCCATTTTGGAAAGGTAATGCCGTCCAGTTCTTTGGGAAGCCCATCATCTCCTCCACAAATAGGGGGTTGAGTTGGGAACTCTTCCCAGCTTCTTGGCTTACTAAATGATTTAGTTCGCTCCGTCTGCTTACTCCGTCCGTCCTTTCTTTGGATGTTCCCCCTTTGTAGTCGTTTAACCTGGGTGTCGGGAGCAACAAACCAAATTCTATCCCTTCGGTGGGGAGCGTTTTTACCGCAAGCTGGAAGTAAATACGGTGTGACTTCGTAGCCTTCAACTTCCAAGTCAGAACACACTTGTTCGAATACCAAACCCCCCGACCAATTAAGAAGCCCGCGAACGTTTTCGCCCACAACGTAGCGCGGGGAAACTTCCCGAATGATTCTAAGCATCTCTGGCCATAAGTGGCGGTCATCTTCTGTTCCTTTTCTAAGTCCTGCTGCGCTAAATGGTTGGCAGGGGAATCCCCCTGTGAGAATATCAACTCGTCCAGAGTAGCTTGATGCGTCAAAGGTTTTGATGTCTTCATATAGTTTTGAGTTTGGGAAATGGTAGTTTAAAACCTTTTGTGCAAAGGGTTCGCGTTCGCAATGAAAGACGTTTTCCCACCCCATCCATTCGGCCGCCAGGTCAAACCCACCTATTCCGCTAAAAAGTGATCCGTGCTTAAGCATTTTGAAGTTGTTTTATTAAAGCCGTCTTAACGCTACTGATTGAGTTAATACGTTCGGATAAAGATAGTATGTACGTATCGACTTCGTCTTTGTTAGTTGCCACGTAATAGCCTTTTGAGGTAGCAATAAGCAACGGAACGAGGTTGTGCGTACGTATGTGATGAACAATCTTTCTTAACCTTGTGTCGGTTATCTTACATCCCCCGACTTTAAGAGCTTTACAAATATCCTTATTCGTTATGGCTTTGTCTTTGCCTACTTTATTAGATAGGCCATGCACTACAATAGGCAAAAGCGTATGTAGTTCGTAGTCGTTTAGTTCGTGGGTTTCCCGTTCAAAGTTTGTAATCATTCTTCTTCGTTTAAAAATTCGCAATGCTCTAAGCAGTCGGGGCAGATGCCTAATTCAGTCATAAAGCAAGAAGCCCCACAACAATCGCTTAATGGTTCGTAATTCATTTTACCCAATTTTTGAATGTGATATTTTGCGGCTTACAAAGTGGAAGGTATCTACCACGAAACCGCGTTAAATAAAGTCTATTGTCATGGTCGTTTAAACGATCCGAATAAAATTGCTTTTCGTCTTCACCCCCGCAAGCAATTAAAAGCATAGCATGGTAACGGCAATTCTTACCCGTGTTGAATGGATGCCAGTACGTTATTTCTTCAATCGAAACAATGTCTTCTTGTGCTTTTTTGAAGTGTATAAATGAAGGGGAATCCGACCATCCGACATAGTCGCCGTTTACCTTAGCAGTCACGACCTTGTTGTAGGTCTTTGCAAGGTCTTCTGCGGTACTATCTTTATAAGTTAGCACAATACCATTAACGTCATAAGTAGACGCCTTAAAACACGGCTTACCGTTACCGTCTAAACTATTCACTTTGTGCGAGCGTTTACAACTGAATCTTTAAACTTAGCCCATGCCTTCATAAAGTCAGCCTCAAAGATTTCTTCGGGTGTCATAACTTGCGCAGCGATGTACTTGCGCCATTCGTTATAGTCTTTGATTGGGTGGGTTGGTAATGTCGTTTTCATTTGGTTAAGTTTTTGAGTTCATCAAGCGCATCAATACACCCCTTAAAATTAGGTATGTCTTCGGGTAGTTTATACGGGTTATCTGACTTGGCGTCACGCGCCGTGTAAAACGCGTCCAACTTAGTTTCCGATTCTCTAAGACGTTCTTGGTAATACTTCACGTCGATTATTGCTTTCTCTATTAAGGTATCTAAATTCATTTTAATTTAATTTATTGGTTGAAATAATTTTACCATCTGGAAGGCTTTATTTTTTCCTGAAATGGATATGCGCTGAAACTTCCAAGATAAAGATTCAAGATATTTTTTCTCATCTAAGTTTTGGGCGCACTTGGTTACCATTTTATTTTTGTTTTCTCTATTAACAATTTGTTGTGTTGACTCCTCGTCTTTTTGTAGACAATAGATTTCAAATTCTGTTTTGCTGGTAAAGTTCATTACGTTGTTTTTTTTAATTTGTAAGTAGTTTAATGTTTTACAAACATACAAACTTATTTGTATAACCACCTAATTAAAACAACTTTCTTTTTATTTTTATTTATGGTTTATTTATATTATCTTCGCGGCATTACTAATTTTAAAAATTTATATTATGGGAAACCAAGTTAAAAAAGTGACTTCTATACAGGGGTCAGGAACGTACGAAGGACAACACGGACTACTGTATTCATTCGACTACGCTTTTGAAGATGAAACAACGATCCGCGCAAACCACAAAACAGAAACCCCGCCCTTTATTGTAGGTGACGAAGTAGAAGTTATTGTAAGAGGTTCCCGCGATGGGTTTAGTTGGGGGCAAGTTAAGCGTCCTGAGAATTTAAACTTTAGTACACCTTCTTCAAACTCAACCGCGCCTTCAAGTGTAGCCAAATTTCAAGACCGCAAAGACATTATCTTAAACGAGTGGGCTATAGGTAGGGCGTTAGAATGGGAAATGAATAGCGCACCCCCTTCGGAAGTAAACTTAAAGCAAGCCATCGCAATGGCCCAGAAGTTAAAGTTGTACGCTTTGAATTTAGACACTCTAACTTTTGGTAATTCTTCGGACGAAATAACAGTATAAAAATGAGAAGTTTTATAAAAAAGAATTTTGGCACTCAGTTAAATATGTCGAAAAGTTTAGGGGTATCAAATCAAACGGTTACTAATTGGATGAAGTCAAACCCGCGCGGGATGCTTAAATACATTCCCGAAATAGTATCCAACGCAGATACAACCGAACGGCAAATAGTTTGGGAGGTTATGCACCACGAGAGATACTTAAAGGAATGATTGAGTTCTTTACATTCTCAACGAAAGACGCGAATCAGTACGGTGTGGATGGAGCTGTTGTGCTTCACCACATCCGTTACTGGATAGCAAAAAACGAAGCAAACGAAAACAACTACCACGACGGTAAGTACTGGACTTATAACAGCACTACAGCCTTTGCAAAACTTTTCCCTTTTTACTCAGCCCGAAAGATTGGTAGGATACTTACCAAGTTAGAAGACGAGGGTGTTGTAATATCGGGCAACTTTAACGGAAAAAGATATGACCGTACTAAGTGGTTTACTTTGTCGAATGCATTTACCGAAAAGGGTGACATCCATTTGACAAAAACGGTAAATGGATTTACCAAATCTGTCGAACCTATACCAGAATACAACCAGATAACAACACAGAATACAACCAAAAAGGGAATTGTGATGCCATTTGGTGGGGATCTATTTGCTGAAACATGGCAAATTTGGAAGCAATACAAGAAAGAAGAAAAGAACTTTCGTTTTAAATCATCAATTTCAGAACAAGCAAGTCTTATAGATTTGCAAAAAATATCTAACAACAATGAAACAGACGCCATCGCAATCATTCACAAGGCCATTTCGAAGGGATGGTCAGGACTCCATGCAGATAAAAAAGCTACAGGAAAAAAAGGATTTGATAACGCAAAGTATCTCGCGCATCTCGAATCGCTTTGAAATGACACCTGCCCAGGCGTGGGAGCATGGTAGCAATGTACGGGAGGCTTTTAAGCACGAACCTAAGATGGTGCATATTTCGCTTATGGCTTTGCTTAAAGATGCGGTTGACTATTTAGAATACAACAAGAGCTTCCGACACGAGGGGGATTACATAGAAGCCATCGACTATTTAATTAAGGAGTTTCCCGTGATGAAGATAGAAGAATGGAAAATTATATGCGTCAACCTAAAGGCGGGCAAATACGGCAAGATGTACGAACGCTTAAAACTTCCCGAACTTATCGAGATATTCCAAAAGTTCGAAGGGGAACGGGCAGAGATGCGTGAGAAACAAATGCGAAGAAATAAAGACGTACCACCTTTGCCAAACATAGACCCCGAACTTATAAAGCGTTTATCTAAAGACCTGGCTTTACCCGAACCAGAAACCGACGAGAAAGGAAGATGGGATTTTATACCACATCCAAACACACCCGAACAATGAAAACTTGTACAAGCATATCAGGAGGACAAAGTTCCGCATATTTAGCAGCAAACTACCCCACAGATTACAATGTTTTTGCTCTTGTAACTATTGAAGATCCTAAGTGTTCACCTAAAGATAAAAAATTAATTCAAATGGTTAGTGATAAAATTGGGAGAGAGTTTGTAGCGACAGTAGAAGATGATATTATACTACACACGATCCTCGATTTAGAGCAGTACATAGGTAATGAAATTGACTGGGTTAATATAATCTCATTTGACGAGGTTACAGAAAAGAAAGGGGGGTGGCTACCTAACAAGCTCCACAGATATTGCACAGTTGAAATGAAGTTACGCGCCATATTCAGGTGGTGGAGAAGCAAAATCAATGAACCAGTCGAGATGAGAATTGGATTTAGAGGCAACGAACATAGACGAGCTACAAAGATGATAGAACGACAAAACGAGAATGGTTTGCTTGAGTTTAAGGATATTGTAGGTCAACACAAATCAGGACGCAATAAATGGCAGACAATTGAGTGGCAAAAACCGAGCTTTCCGCTTATAAAAGATGGTATTTTGAGGCATACAATAGTAGAGTACTGGAAAGATCAACCAGTAAGATTTGCGCCCTTAAACAATTGCGTTGGCTGCTTTCATAGAAACCCTTTACTCTTGCGTAAAATGTGGGATTTGCACCCTGAAAAAATGGAGTGGTTCGCGTCAAAAGAAAGAATAAAAGGTAACGGACAGTGGCGAAGCGATTTAACCTATGACAAAATAAAAAAACACAAACCACAACATGAGATAAATTTTGATGATTTATCCTCTTGCGATTCAGGTTACTGTGGTCTTTGATAATTTAAAACAAAAGAGTAGTTGTTATATTTACAAACATGATAGGCCTTGTAATAGCCATGGTAATACTTGCGTTTGTAGATGTAGGAATAGAATACTACCTTTATGACGGGTTAAGAGTTAACGAAATGATTGTAGTACTACTTGGCATTCTTTACCTTTTATCATGAAACGATCCACTATAGTAAAAAAGTTAGATAAGGTTTTCAGTATTTGGGTGCGCTCAAAAGACGCCGACCATACTGGGCAAGTGGATTGCTATACGTGTGGGGTTTCTAAGAATTGGAAGTATGAAATAGATGCGGGGCATTTTATGGGAAGGGGAAAGTACTCAACCCGATGGGATGAACAAAATGTTAAGCCCCAATGTAAAAAATGTAATGGATTTCGCAGCGGTGAACAGTACCTATTTTCGAAACATTTAGACTTAGAATATGGGGAAGGCACATCTGACTGGTTAGTATTTCATAGCAACCAATTAGCTAAGTTTACTAACGATGAACTGTTAACAAAGATAAAGCACTTCGAAAATTTAGTCAAACAAATTTCATAGGCTTGGGAGTGGTACAAAAATACATAAGAGAAAACTACGGTTCTATTCTTGAGATAGCTAAAGTAATAACGAAAGGCAAAGCCCCAGACTTTGAAGACTTAGCGCACGAAGTGATCCTTATGGTATTGGAATCCGATAGGGAAAAGATGGCCAAGATAGTATCTAAGAACCAAATGCGGTTTTGGATAATTAGGCTATGCATAAACAACTATCGAAGTGTTACGAGTCGATACCACTACAAATACCGCAAGCCAAAAGAACGCCACAGAAACGCATCGGAACACTTAAAGCATATTCATAGCCTTGACGATATTGACCAAAAGAGATTTAACGAAAAGGTCTTAGAGTTTATAGAGCTTAAGTTACAGAACGTGCAATGGTTCGAAAAGAATTGCTTTGCCATATATTACGGGGATGAGCATAGCTTAAATTCTATGGCAAAAGAAACGGGCATAAGCCGCAATACATTGTATAGAGCAATATGCGACGTACGAAATTATTTAAAAGATGAAATCACAAAGCAGGGGTTTAGGCGATAAGATTGCAGCCGTAACGAAAGCCACAGGAATAGAGAAAGTAGTAAAGACTTTTTTCGGTGAGGATTGCGGATGTGATAAACGCCGCGAACGCCTCAACCTTATGTTCCCAAGTCGTAAGATTACACAAATGGACGAAGACCAAAAGGCATTTTTTAAGGATACCTTAATGGTTTTGTATCGCACTTCGGGAAGTTTAGGCAGACATAAAGCAGATGAATTTTATAAGTTATACCAAGATGTTTTTAATATAAAAAAAAATAAGACTTCTTGCACGTCTTGCAATAAGGCAATGTATATTGAACTTTTAAAAGTTTACGAATCCAGTTGCAATGAATAATATTTATGAATGGATGTTGGAAAAACAACAGCCCGAAATCGAGGTAAAAAGCCCAAGAGCAAAAGCGTTAATACATTGCAAAAATGCGGTGGGAAAAATGGGCTACACCTGGCAAGATGTGATAGCGAAAAACCGCAAAGCGAAATTGGTAGATATGCGCCGATGTATAACCAAGCATCTAATACTTAACGGATGGACTACCGAAGCGGCAGGGGCAGCGATGAATTTGCATTACACGACCATCGTTTACCACAAAAAAAAGTTTAATCAATTACATGAAGTAGATTTATATTTCAGGGAAACATGGCAAGAATTTCAACAAGTATGAGTTTATCCAAAACCAAAAAGCATCTAACCAATGCACAAGATTATTTAGTTTTTACGGTAATAAAAGACACCACCTACGTAGACTACAAAGAAAATAGTTCTTTAAACATTATCGGGGATTTAGCCGTAGCTAATAAAGACTTCGCTAACTATCTCGAAGAAGTTTTAAAGGCAATTAAAAACCACAAAAATGACAACGAAGAAGGTACAAATTGAAACCATAAAGTTAGACCCAAGCAATCCCCGTTCGATAACAAAAGAAAAGTTTGAAGAACTAAAGAAAAGCATAACGGACTTTCCAGAAATGCAGTCTGTCAAACCTTTGGTCGTTGCTGATGGATATGCCCTTGCAGGTAATATGCGGTTACTGGCATATAAAGATTTAGGATACCGTGAGCTTCACGTTTTAGATGTGTCAGAATGGTCACAAGCGAAGCGCGACGAATTTATGATTAAGGATAACACGCACTACGGATCGTGGGATTACGATATGTTGGCTAACGAATGGGATACCCTACCCTTAAATGAATGGGGTGTGGCGGTTTGGGATAACGAGGTAGAAGAATTGAAAGAAGAAGCACCCCCAACTTTTTTAAGGGGAATTAACATCGACTTTATTATGGATGACTACGATGTAGCTTATGAGATTTTAGGAGCGTTAAAGAAGTCCGATACTTACATAGGTGCGATTGTATTGGAGGCACTAAGAAAAGAGTTTAAATAACTTGTCAAAACTTGTCACAATGAAAGTAAACGATGCAGAGTTTTGGAGTGAACTAAGAAAGAATAAAGCACTCTATTCAAGGACGGCGAGAGCGTTAGAGTTAAAGTATAATATCACCTACACAAGACAAGCGGTAAGGGAACGAGCAGAGAAAGACTTAGACCAACTGAACGACATTGTAGAAGAGAACTTAGACGTGGCAGAAGAAGTCCATCATAAGTTAATGATGAGCCAGGACGAGAAGATTCAGATTAAGGCAACGCAGTTCTATTTGAAGAACAAAGGAAAAGGGAGAGGGTATGTGGAGAAGCAACAAATCGAGATAAACGAACCGAAGCCTTTTAAGTGGTTTGATGACGAGTGAAGCAACCAACGACATACTACCAAGCCAAGAAGTCAAAGGCGAAGATTCAAGTACACCAAGGGGGTTCGCGTAGCGGAAAAACGTTTTCGCTCTGCCAGGTGCTTATAGAGCTATGCTTTAAGAATAGAGGCGCGGGTATGGTTATAACTATTGTGCGCAAAACCTTCCCCGCTTTACGTTCGTCTGTTATGCGTGACTTTATCCAAATACTAACCGAGGGGAGGAACTACCAAGAAGAAAACCACAACAAGAGCAACGCCACCTATAACCTATTCGGTAACTTAATCGAGTTTATTTCGTGCGATATGCCCGCGAAATTAAGAGGCCGTAAAAGAAATCTACTTTACGTAAATGAAGCCAACGAATTAAGCCTTGAAGATTGGAGGCAATTACTACTTAGAACAACGGGTAGAATCTTTGTAGACTACAACCCTTCGGACGAACACCACTGGCTTTATGAACACGTTTTAGAGCGTGACGATGTAGATTTCTTTCAAACCACATACTTAGATAACCCATTCTTAGAACAATCCGTTATAGACGAAATAGAACGCTTTAAGGAAACCGACGAGAACTTTTGGCGTATTTACGGATTGGGTGAACGTGGTGTTAATACCGCCGCAATATTCCCACAATGGCAAGTTGCTGACGCTATCCCCGAACGTGCAAAGCTGGTAGCGTATGGATGCGACTGGGGCTTTACTAACGACCCTACCGCAATCGTTTCGGTGTGGCGTGAGGACTATTCCTTATTCATTCAAGAACACCTTTACAAGACGGGATTAACGAACCAAGATATTAGTAGGGAGTTAGACGAATTGCGTTTAGATAGAACGCCAATTATTTGCGACTCCAGTGAACCCAAATCTTTGGAGGAATTACATAGGTTAGGGCATAATGTAAAACCCGCTAAGAAAGGACCTGATTCGGTAAGAATGGGAATCGACATAATGAAACGCCACAAGCTATTCGTATTGAAGGACTCTTTAAACGCACAAAAGGAGTTTAGGAACTACCGATGGGAAACAAACAAAGACGGCGTACAACTTAACAAACCAATCGATAACAACAACCACATAATTGACGCCGTGCGATACGTGTGTATAAACCGCATCGGAACATCTTACTCAGGCAAATACTTCATATCATGAAAATAACCGTACCCGATTCCCTTGCTGACATTTCCGTTAAGCAATACAAAGACTTATCTGCAATCACATTCAAAGAAGATTCTACCGAGTGGATAATTGAGAGCATTTGCATAATGTGTAAAATGACACAAGAAGAAGCCAAGCAACTAACGATCCCCGAAGTCGAAAAGATAAGCGGGATAATTAACCGCATGAATGACGAAGACCAGAACGACCAAAAGCTACAGTCTAAGATTGAATACAAGGGCAAGCGGTACGGGTTTCACCCTAACCTTAGCAAGCTCACAGTGGGGGAATTTGCAGACTTAGAGTCTTTATGTGCGGGCGGCTTTTTCGATAACCTTAACGACATTATAAACATCCTTTACAGACCGATAAAAACCGAAGGGGGTGACTTTTATACCATAGAGAAATACAAGGGGGAAGTATTCCCCAATCACTGGGATGACTTAAAAATGGACGTTGTACTGGGTGCGGTCAATTTTTTTTTGTCTATAGGCGTAATCTTAACGACAGATTTAGCCAACTCTTTAGCGGAAGCGGAAGCAACTTAATGGCTGACAAGTGGGGGTGGTATGTAATTATTCACAACCTGGCAGGGGGTAACCCTTTGCATATTGAGGCCGCAACCGAAATTGAGATAGAAACGGCGTTTACATATTTAGCATATGAACAAGACACCAACCGCCAAGACAAATCCCCCAACATAGAGCAATTTAGATGAAGTCATACATTCAAATAGTAGACACCTTGCAAGCGATTGCAAACAAGCACCTAATCATTCAGCACTTTCATGCAGGCCCATTGGATGAAGTAGACATAGGGAAGTTAGACCAACTGCAATACCCGTTTTTATACTGCGAAATTTTAGGGGTTTCAATAGATAACGGGATACTGTCTTACGATATTGAACTACTCGTAGCGGATATGATTAAACCCGACTTAACAGACCGCAACCAGGTCTATAGTGACACGCTACAAATGCTTCACGATGTCCTCGATATGTTTATCCAATCCTTAGCCGACACAAATACAACGGTAGACGATGACTACAAAGCAGAACTACCCTTAACGTGTACACCGTTTACGGTTCGATTTGACAATGAACTTACTGGTTGGAGTGGTTCTTTGACCCTTGAAGTTTCAAACTCGAATAACCTTTGTATCGCACCCTTTAACTGATGGCAAAACCTACTATTAAAATAGGGTCGGTAGAGTACCCTATGACTTTGACTAAAAAGACCCTTGAAAAAATAGGTAAAATCTGGCGCAAGAACGCACGCATATCTTTACGTATGCAAGACAAAGTAAACACGGGCGCACTGTATAATTCCATGGAGGTTAAAGTAGGGGCTAACCAGTACGCGATGTATGTAAACATAACCCCACAAGTTCACTACTGGGATTTTGTAGATAAGGGGGTACAAGGTGCAAGCCGAAACATATTTAAGAGGCAGTCGGAATCCCCCTTTAAATTTGGAAGCGGTAAAGGCCCAAGGGGTTTGCGTGGTGCTATTGATAAATGGGTAGTACAAAAGAACCTACAAGGCACACGCGACGAGCAAGGACGATTCACTTCCAGAAAGTCTATGGTGTTCCTTATTTCAAACGCAATCTATAACCGTGGACTAAAACCTACCTTCTTCATTTCGGACACCTTAAAACGGCTTAAACCTAAAGCGATGCAATGGTTGTCTATTTCGGTAGGTGAAGACGTAGCGAACGCAATACGAGCATCCCTTAGCCTCAACAAAAACTTAGACGTGAAATAATGGCAATGACAATACAACAACAACCAAGCACAAGCAACGTGCATGGTGCATTTGAGCAACTTATGTACGTAGTAACTTCGACGAACCAAGCTGCGGCGTTTAAGTTTCGATACATTGCCGACTTGTACGTAGGGGGTATATTGGTTTCACGTGTTAAGGTTTACCCGAACGCATCGGGCGCGGGAGTCTTTAGAGTGGATAAGCTTATACAGGACTGGATGGCTGCAACTAAGGCAGACCAAAACGTTATTGTAAATGAAGTTTATGATAAAAGCATCCATAACTTAGGGATCAATTCAACGACTAAATTGTACTCAAATAACAACGGGGAAAATTATAGAAAGGTCGGCGTAAAATTTGGTCAAGAGTTTGCCGTAAACGCAACAACAAACCCCACCGTATTCCCTAACGTAATCCCCGAAGTATTTATTTCGTGTATTATGTCGGCAGGGTTACGAAGACC